AACACTCTGCGAGGGTCGAAGTTCACTATCTGGTTCTGGTTAGTTTTCGGGTCCCAAATAATCTTTGTCGGAGCAAAACCATAACGGATGCTGTCCAGAAGCAGTTGGGCAAGACGTGCCTCGCCTGCCGTACGTCTCATTTGGCTATGAAGAACACGCTCAAGTATAGACGCAACTTTACGACTAGAGCGGTTCAAACCCTCAAGCTGGAACATTGGGTTTCTTCCAGCTAGTGCCGCCATAAGATATGTAAGAACAGTATCTGCAACTGCACGTGTGTCTGCAATCACAGCCTTCTCGCGAAACTCGGTAGCCTCTGGTGGGACGTAGACGTCGTGAGCTCTGTCAGCCTCTTTCCAGTGGTCGTATCTTTTACTGATTTTGTGATACGACATATCCACGCAAGATTTTACGTAGTCAACAATCCGACGCTCTTCTTCTTCCGTCAGGTCATCCGCAATATCTTCGTAGTTTGTGAGTTTTTCTGCTAGGCGTGATAAATCAACAATCTGTCCGTCTGTCGGAGAGAAAGCGTAGTCAGCACCATATATAGTTTTATCCTGTTCAGCCATGACGTATAATTTGCCTCATACTTGTAAACTGGTCGTCCCTTACTCGCCCCAACCACGGAAAATTGACTTGCCTAACATACCACCGAGGCTGTCTTTACGCTTATACATTTCCTGATTAAGAGAGTTTTCTGCCTGTAAACTTCCAAACAACATTTCTGGTGTGATGGTCTGTTTGGACAAAATGTCTATACACATGGACAAACTGTCCACTTGGTCGTCATGTTTACCACTCGGAAAAGCAACACACTCCTCCACAAAGCTATCAAGCCAAGGAGCTTTTTCAGGAAGGAAAACCCTGCCGCCCTGAATCATCGGTGTTATTGAGTTAACGCGAGAGACCTTATCAGTCGCCACCTTGTAGGGGACAACAGCGATACCACTTTCTCGGCGCAGGTCTTGCAGTATGGATTGACCAGAAGCCTTATCCTCTACGTATAGAGCTCTTAGTCCTCTACCTCGCCACGTGCTGTTTATAGATATGAGCCTTTGTCGTAATTCTGGGTAGTCCCAGCGTCCCCTGTGGACGTCCACAATGTAAATATCCCCGTCCTGTGTAAGACCAGCAACTATTGCAACACTGTAATCTGAGGACTCTGTTTTCTTAAATGCGGTATCCGCCGCTATGATTAGCGTCTGAAAGGTGTTGGGGTTTAAGTCTTCCGGGTAATACTTCCACCACTCAGACTTTAAGATGTTGCCACCCTCAATATATGGCTTCTGCTGATACAGGGACGCAAAGTCTCTAGGATTAAGACGCTCCCTCCGTTTAAGTTCCTCCAGCGGAAAACGCTCAGGCCACAAAGCTACTTCATTTTCTTCGCTCACAGTTCTTTTTGCTGGAGCAATTTTAGACAACTCTCCAGAGTCTAGGTACATTGGATGGTCAGTGGGCAACATCCTTCTGGATACCTTCTTCCCACCTTCTTTTTTTATTGCCGGATAGTCGAGGTGCATCCATAGACCTTCTTTCCAGTCGGCGGTTCTCATTAACCTGCCCGCTAAGTCATCTGGGTGCCAGCGTGTCAGGATTACAATCTGGCTTGGTGCTTGCCCTAAACCATCTGGCTGTAATCGAGTGGATAGGGCGGCTGTGTAAAAGTCCCATATCTTGTTTCTTTGAGTTGCGGACTCAGCGTCCTCTCGAGATTTAACCGGGTCGTCAACTATCAGAAGATTGGCGGGACGACCTGTAGTCGTGCCGCCAATACCAACACCAAAGTAAGCACCGCCTAGCTCCGTCCTCCAAACGTCTGCCGCTCGGCTGTCGCTTGCCATTTTAAAATCAGGAAATGCTTGCTGAACCTCTACACTGCTTGACCTGTCTCGTACCTGACGCCCAAAGTCTTGTGCCAGCATTGCGTTATACGAACAGGATAGAATGTAACGTGTGGGGTTTTTCGCCATAAAATAGGCAGGGAATAAAACTGTAGAGAATGTAGACTTGGCGTGTCTAGGTGGCATTGTCACCAAAAGGTTTCTAGCCTGCTCGCCTTTATCGTTAACAAGTTGCCCCTTTTCGAGCTTGTCTAGCTTGTCTATGAGGTCTAACTGAAACGGTGCCAGTGTGAAGGTTGGCTCCACAATCTTCACAAACCCAAGAAAGCTGTTCTCGGCGTCCTTGAGTTTGAGGAGATGTTTAGCCGCTTGGGTGCGACTTACATTCATCGGACAACCAACCCCTGACGGAGAATACGAGATGACTTGATTTGATTTGCCAAGTCTCTGTCGTGAACATTGTCAGCCATTACCTTGAAGAAGTGGTCCATAACTGCGGCTGTTCGCTTTTCTTCAGGTACTGAACTCAGGTCTAGCTGAGACATCGCTTCCCCCAGTTGCTTCTGGGTCATGCTCGATGGCTTTGCCTCCGCTATTGGGTTGCTCACTAGCCCCTTGGTTTCGTCTGTCATCGGTTTCATCCTCTTCTACTTCTGCATCAATAATCCCGTCTACACCGGAAGCAATAAGCTCCAACTCTTCACGGGACATTTCAGTGATGTTTTTGTGATTGTGTTCGTGTTGGTGATAGCTCGCTGATAGGTCTGGTATAACCTTGTTCAGCAGATTAGAAAACACCCTAGCCTGAGTTGGGGTCCATTCTCTATGCCCTTTTACTACCTCATCAGCCAGTGTGATGTGCGTTTCCATGTTCCTAGCTATCTGGCCTCGCAAATTAGCCACCTGATGTGGCGATAATGCCACCTGACCAGTAGCTGTTTGGACTGTTACCTGCCTAGAAAATTTTGTTTTGCTCATATCTTTCCAACATTTTCAAATTTGCTCGCGACTCGAGACCCCTTGGGGTGACGTGGCAGTGGGTCCCATCGCGGGCGGTCGCCGGGATGCCCCCCCGACCTCGCATGTAGAAAAAAAGGTCACAAATAGGGTCACAAATCGCCGCAAAACCGCAGAAATCCGCCAAAAAATCTCCCCTAACAGGGGAAAAAACACCCCCCTCGTGCGGTTTTTTTCGCGCGTAGTCTTTTCGCGCGCGAACGATGGGGTTTTTCTGCATAGTCCCAATCATTCCAGCAGGTTACTCGTGCGCGCGAGAAGCTGTCGTCCTGCCGTCCCCAAAGGGGACTAGGGGTTAAACGGCGGGGCAGTTTGCCCTCCGTCAAGCCACGGTGGTTTGGCGCGTAACGCTCACACAGGAGGTTCCCCATGAGCAATCCATTCACAGCAATGACCCTCGCGGACATGTCCGCAACTGTAACTCGCGAAAACGCGGGACTCGCGATTGAAGCACTTCGCGCGCGCAAAAAACGCGCGGAGAAGGCCGACTCGCCCTACAAGGTCGCGAAGGCATCGCGCGCGATAGCCGCAATCCAGACCGACGGCGAGTTTGACCACCTCGCGGTAATCGCGCAGGCGAAGGCCGATTGCGGTTACGGCACGAAGCCGAAGGCTTCGAACGCGAAGCCGAAGGCTTCGAAGCCCAAGGCCGAGACTGTCGCGCCCGCGAAAGAGCCAGCCATGAGCGACGTCATGGCCGCGTTGAAAGGCTCTTCGCCCGAGCAACGCGCGCAAGTTATCGCGATGCTGAAACTCGGCTAACCGAGACAACCCCACGCGCAGTAAGCGCGTGGGGTTTTTTTTAACCCGTGTCACACAGGAGGTTTACCATGACACATGCAAACAACAAACAACTACGCGAACGCAAACAACGCCGCGAACGCGTTATCGAACTCGATGACGAGACGATAAACGACTACCCACCACTAGACGCGCACGAAGACGTTTTCGCTTTCGTGCTTATCAACCAACCACGTATCATGGGAGACGACACATGAGCAAGATACAAGACGCTTTCGCAGACTACCACGCACGCGAACGTAAACGACGCATCGTTGACGCAACGATAATCATCGCATGGTGGTTATCAACGCACGTCCTCGCGGGCATCATTGGCGCATACGTATGGCACTTGAGTAGTGGGTGTTGGGTATGAGCAACATCAACAGCATGGGCATTGATTGGCTAGGCGAGTGCGTAGCCGTTTACTGCAAGGAATACCCGCCTAAGGGGTTCGATGATTGGGATGAGCAAGCCCAACTCGATTGGATTGGCGACAACCTAGCGGGAGACTACGAGGACTGGCCTCCCGAATACGTGTTTGAGCATGCCGAGAACCTAGAGCTTCAATTCCGCGCCACGGCGAAGAAGGTCGAGGCAATCACCAATCGAAAACGAGACGAGCGAGAACGTCGTGCTTCGGAAGAACCCGACTCAACGGCAGGCGTTATCGCACGCATCAACTTCGTCTACGAAGAGGGTGAGGATGTTCAACAGCTACACGAGCTCGCATGGTTGCTCGTGAATAGCACTAGGCCAGAGGAGCAAGGCAATGACTAGACGCATCTTCAAACACACACGTCCACGGTACGGGTCGATGTGGCACTCCATCTCGTATCGACGAGGTTGGATGCCAGTGTTGACGCGTGGTCGTGTGTACAATCCATACGGACGTTCAATCGCGGCAATGAGGCACGCCTCACTGTTTAGCATGAAGCGCTATCCCAAAAGCGTTCAGTCGCTTAACGACGAGCTACGCATCCGCATGTTCTTTCGTTCATACAACACGCGTCACCCAAACGCGAGAAAGTGGAGGTCACGATGACCACAACATACAAGGTAACAGTAGACGCCGAAATCTACGTCATGACCGACGGTGGTTCGACGGAAGCAATCAGGATTGCTTGCGAACAACTACCGCTCAGGGACAACTGGCGACATGACGAGATACAGGTCGAGGAACTCGACGAAGAGCCGTGGGACGAAATCGTTTACACAGGAGGGTCGTGATGAAACACTATCTAGCAACCATTCGTGAACAACACGGAGAGTTCCAGTGCAAAATACACATACTCTTCCGAACTGATGACCCCGAGCGAGAGCTCGAGAGGCAAGCGGAGGAGTGGTATGGCCTGCAAGAGTTCCACACGGACGAGGACAGAGCCCAAGGGTATTTCTGGAACGGCGGCATGACGTATCAGGCTGGCACCTTTTACGAGATACCCGAGGACGTCTTCAACGTGCTCAAGAACCAATGCGACATGAGCGACCTGACCGACTTCCATCACAAGCCGATTGGAGGGTCGTGATGGAGCAAGACCTAGAAACGATATGGGAAGCACTCCGCTACGCTAGGACTGGAAGTTTCTTCTCGCTTGGCGATGGAGCATGGGACGAAGTCTGCAAAGCAATGGCTAACGTCCATGAAGCACTCGGTATTCAACCAGACGATGAGAAAGGAGGCAAAACATGACAACCATCATCGTCCATAAGCCAGAACGGAAGCACAAGCCCATCAAGGAAGCTATGCTCACGTCATCTGGTAAACCCGCCAAAGACCAGTACATCGTCACATACGACGACGGGTCTACGGCATTTGAAAGCTACGGGACAATCATTGCGAAGCGTCCCGTGGACTATCCCAAGAAACCTATACGCCTAGACCGTGACAAGTGGAACTACTCCATCACCACGGCTCGGTATCGTAACAGGTTCTTGGGCGAAGCGACTGCGGCTACTCGCAAGCGCATTAAGAGCGGTCAGTACGTGCTGGCTAACCTCAACGTCTAGTGAAGGAAAGGATTTACGATGTTCACAGACATAATTTCAAACATCACGAATATCTTCGTGGGTAACAAACCACAGCCTAAGCGTACACGCCGAGTGAAGCGTGCCGCTAACAAACGCAAAACCAAAGCCGCAACCGTGAGCAGAACGATACGTGTTAACGGCGAAGCGTTTGAGGTAGGTATTCACAAATCGCTGAACCAGACGCAACGACGTCAACGTCTACGCATGATGGCGGTGGGCGAGGAGCAAGTCTTTCTCGACAGGAACCTCACAATTCACAAGGAGGTTATACGTCTCAAGAATGGCGATACCAAACTCTCCGCAAGAGACTGGGTGATAAACCCAGCGCATGTAGAAGGCAAGCGCATACCACGAACCGAGTGTTGCGTGGTTACTCGCGTTAAGTAACTACAAGATTGGTGGCGGCAGGGCATATCGCTATGCCTTGCCGCTATCTTTTGTGTCTCGAAAACTTGACACATTCCGCAAAGCGTGTTTTGTTGGCACTATCGGGTGTCACTATCACGATTAACTTAACTATCAGGAGGACATTATATGTCTGATTATATCACACTTTGGGAGCAAGACATCAAGCCCTTGCTCATTGAGGCTTACGATAGCCAAGAGTTCTCGAAACAACGTAGCTTGTTGCGTAAAGCCTTGTCACTCCAACTCGAGAATACTGCGTACTTTGCAGACTCCGATTCCATACAACAGTTCTGGGACAACGGCACATGGAAAGACCATATCTCGCTTACCCGCAACAGTGCATCGGGCCTAGCGGCTAACTTCGGTAAGCCATCAGTCCTGCTTGCACAGGTCATTGGTCGTCACATGATTGAGATGGGACTAAACCAAGACGACGAGCGGTTCATTAACGACATGCTTAACGCTACCGAGGCTATGCACCAGCATGACATGTGCGCCGTGGGACGTGCAGACAAGCGCGTCTTCGGGTGTCCTGCAACGTGGATGGGTAAAGGTGGATGGCTAGGCCGCGCATCCCACTTTGCGTCCGACATACTGAGTATGCACATCCCAGAAGATACATCGGAGCCTAAGCCCGAACCCGAGCCTACACCAGAAGAGGCCAACGTCACTAACGTCACCATGCGTGGCATACTCGATGACATGCTCAAGGTGAACGACTTGCCAGATGTAAGGCGCATACAGGGCATGGAAGAAGAAATCTCCACCATGCGTAAGGACTGGGACGCTACAGTCGAGGAACTCGAGCGCGTCAGGGCTGAACTGAAAGCCAAGCCTGCGTATGCAGACGTAGAGGTTGCCAAGACGGACACACTGCCAAGCGGTACGGTGTCAACACAGAAGGCCAGTGAGTTGTTTGAAGTGCCTGATGACCACGCGGAGATGTTTGACATCGAGGTTCCGTGTGGGACATGGGACGGTGTGCATCCTCATGTACCCGAGAAGGATGACAGCTACATCTTCGACGTGAAGACGCTTATACCAATCCTGATTGCAATCAGGTCGGGAAGCATCCCGTGGTTGCGTGGTCACACTGGGACAGGCAAGACGACGCTCATTGAGCAAGTCTACGCACGACTACAGCTTCCGCTGTTCCGCCTCAATCTGGACAGTGACATCACACGGGGCGAGTTGGTTGGTCGTGAGGTCTTGAAGACTGACACCGACGGAAACACTGTGTCCGAGTTTGTCGAGGGTATCATACCTATGGCTATGCAACAGCCATGCGGTTTGTTGCTCGACGAGATTGATGCGTCACGTCCTGACTTGGGCTTCGTGCTACAGCGTTTGACAGAGGGCAAGGGCTTCATGTGTCTCGAGGATGGTGGACGTACCATACAACCTCACCCGTACTTCCGTATGTTTGCTACGGCTAATACCAATGGGCGTGGCGACGAGACTGGTCTGTACTCGGGTACTCGAGCGCTCGGCACTGCGTTCATCAATCGGTTCAAGCCTTACATTGAGGTGGACTACATGAGCCAAGAGCAAGAGGCTGAGTTGTTGCGTGAGAAAGCGCCACGACTTACCGAGCAACAGGCGAATGAGATTGCGTCCTATGCCTTCGAGCATCGTACGGCCTTCAAGAATAGCGACGTCACGCTTGCGTGTTCGCCGCGTGACACCATTGCGATGGCAATGTCATGGGTATCCTATGGCGATGCTTTCGGCACATCCAGTAACTACAAGCAACTTGCCCTTGAACACACGATACTCAATGCGGCTGACAGCGATGACCGACAGGTTCTCGATGGTCTAGCTAATCGTGTATTCGCAGGCAAAGGAGAGGAATAATCATGAAACGTAATACAGGTGAATTACTCACACACGAAGTAATCAAAACGGCTCGTACGTTCTATCGCTCACAAAACCTCGAGGTTCGTGTCGGTGGCGAGGATGCCAAGACAGATGGCAAGACCGTGTGGCTTCCTACAATCCCTCACAATGTGGAATTCACACGCGAGGAGATTGCGGTCATACGTGGTTTCGTAGACCACGAGGCTGGACACGGACGTCACACCACGTTCTCCGCTATCACACGCCAGCCTTGGCGGGGCCTCAACAAGAAGTTCGCGCACTTCATGCCCATAGCCAATGGGTTGGAGGACGTTCGGATTGAGAAACAAATCACCGGGGAGTATCCGGGTTCACAATCCAACCTCGAACAAACGTCTGCATGGGCCAACCGTCTATACCTGAACCACTACGCCGCTGACCCGACTGTCGCACATGACATTGCGAAGGTCGGTGCGGTTGCTATCACGTGGGCAGGACGCAAGTTGCTCGGGTACAATGACCCCACGCTTGACGAATGTTTGGATACGTTACCCGCTGATATACGCAAGAAGGTGGAGAAAGCCGCCAAGAAAGCGTTCACAAGCCACAGGCGCACAACGGACTGCATGAAGCACTCCCAACAGTTGCTATCCGAATGGGGTCTCGACTATGACCGCGAAGAAGCAGAGGAACAGCGACAGCAAGAGGAACAGCGTCGTAGAGACATGACGCAAGAGGAGCGTGATGCGGAAGACGCGGAGCGTGAGGCACAGCAGGCCAAGGCCGCTGATACCAGTGATGAGCAGGGCGAAGAGGGTGATGACCCTACGAAAACCAGAAGCTACGGGCTGGACAGTGCTGACAAGCCAGACGATGCTTATGACCCGAACCTAGACAAGGTCATGCAAAACATCGTGCGGAAGACCAGCGGAGGTGATGCGTACTCACCGAGAGGACAGTCTTACGACACCCACTGGACACCTGTTGGCATCACAGGTGCGAACAGCAGGGTGCGTGACCACGTGTCAGACGAAGTCAAAGCGGCAATACGTCGTGCTGAGTTGAAGGGTACGTTCGACAAGATACGTGATGACATGCGTGGCTACACGAACCGTATGCGTAAGCACCTCGATAGAGCCTTGCTGTCCACGCAAGACAGGACGTGGAGGGGTGGATACGAAGAGGGTGCGCTCAATCCTCGAGCCCTTGTGCGTGGCATGTCGGGTGCTATGGACATCTTTCGTAAGCGTGATGATGCCGTGGACTTGGATACGTGTGTCATGATGATACTCGACCAGTCTGCATCCATGCGTGGCGCACCCGCTAGAATGACAGTGCAGACTGCGATTGCGCTGTCCGAGATATTCGAGAAGGTAGATATACCGTTTGCAGTTGCGTCGTTCGATACTCTCGCCCATGACAAAGCGAATAGATACCAAGACTACAATGGCAACGAACACCCACGCACCTATGGGCGCAACCATGCTGTGTCTACGTATCTGCTCAAGACGTTCGAGGAGCGTCTACGCACAGCCCGACACCGTGTGGCGGCGTATATCGGCATGGTGGGTCAATCAGCTAACACCGATGGTGATTGTATACAGTCGCTTGTTATCGAACATCTACGTCCTCGTACCGAGAAGCGTAAGATTGTGTTCGTGTTCTCGGACGGTGAGCCATGCGGTGACTACCAAGAGCAGAGGCTCGCAGAGGTCGTGAAGAACCTTAGCGACGACTATGAAATCATCGGCTTTGGTATGGAGAGTTACGTCGGTGACTATTACCCGAACAACGTATCCGTGTATGACATGGACACGCTCGTTGGTAAGGTAGCCAAACAGGTCGGTCAGATGTTATTGGGTAAGAAGTTCAAGGAGCCTAAGCATGAAACCACGCAAAGCTAGGGTCCTGACACATTGGTTCGCCTTAACCGACAAGCGTTGGCCTTGGGGGTTCTGGTTCGAGGTAGGGTATGAGGTGAAGCAAAGGCGTATCAGGTCGAGGGACCACGGCAAGATACGCAAGGTCATTCAAGAGTTGGAAAGGACTAACAAATGGAAATCGAGGACCTTATAACGCGTCTCAAAGAGGCGGTAGAAACGGGCGAGATAACCGCCTACGACAGTAGTCAGGGGGGATGGTTGTATGACTGGCGCGACCTATGTCAGGAAGCGTTAGTCGCAATCTTGGGTATGCAGAAACTCATACCCGTGAACAAGACGTTCGATTCGCATCAGGTTTTGTTTCATGGGTGGGTTACTTGTACCGCCACCACGGACAACATGGACGGTGTGGAATTCAAACGTGGCAACAGGTACGAGGGAGAGTTTCACGTCCACGGTGCAAGCCATGTGAAGAACCGCAAGTGGGTTGTATGGGACAGGTACGGCGTAGATTGTAGGACATTCAGCGTCGTGGAATTTGACAGGCATTTCATAAAGGGAGAACTAGCGAAGGAGTTACCCGATGAGCAATGACAACGAAGAGGACAACATCCTGTTGTTCGACGAGGGTCCGTGGGTGCGCGAGGACATTGAGCCTCTTACGCACATCACGGGCAATGAGTACACGATGAACTGGCGAACCGTGTGGATTGGCACTGAGCGTATGGCTGTACGTCTACGTCAACACATGGGAGGGATTGGTATCCGTACATACATCCACGGCAATCCTATGGACGAAGAGCGGGAGATTACTTTCATACCCGACCAGACCTTTGGAGATACGCCAGATGATTGAGCAAGCTAGATGGAAACTCGTATTCAAGCATGAGGACGGTACGCCAAGCGTCACCTACTTCATGAAGAGTGACGAAAGGCAAATGAAGTTTGCGAAAAAAAGCGCGACTCGAGCGGGTCTATCGCCAGTGGTGACGGACTTACTTGAGTGGCGAGGTGAATGGCGTGAGCGTGTAGACGGATTACTACAGCGAACGGCTAAGGGCATGACCACCACGGATGATTTCGAAACGGTCGTAACTCTGGTGAGCCAGTTGAATGACGCGCTACCAGACGAAGAAAGGTTTTGGGGAAAGCCGTGACCTCCTTTCGCGAGGGCGAGACACCTCGTGCAAATGTCGCTGTAACGCGTGGATGGCTACCCGTTCCTCACCCCAGCTTATTTTTTTTGGGGAGCAGGATTAGTTGCAAGGGCAGGCGGCTTTGAAATCATAACTGCTCGAATTCACGAACGTCTAGGGGTGCCATTGGATGAGTGGCACCCCTTCTTTTATGGGAGAATGTAATGAACTTATTTGTACTAGATAAATCGCCTATGAAGGCGGCTGAATACCATTGTGATAAACACGTACCGAAGATGATTTTGGAGACCGCGCAGATGCTTTGCACTGCGCGTCATCACTGGGGTCTTGATGCCCCATACAAGCCAGCGTATGAGAACCACCCCTGCACACGGTGGGTCAGGGAGACGTCGGACAACTACCGATGGGCTTGGGTGCTGGGGTTTTGGCTGGGCAAGCAATACGAACAGCGGTTCGGCAAGACGCACAAATCCAGTGACGTCATCATGAAAGTCATGAAGCACAGCGCGCGGATGCCAAAAGGTCTTACGCCCTTTGCTCAGGCAATGCCTGACGTCTACAAGCAGGACGATGCTGTTGATGCCTACCGCTCCTACTACATCGGCGAGAAGGCTTACTTCGCCAAGTGGGACAGGTCAGTCGAGCCTGACTGGTGGGCTTGACCAGCAGGCGCTCCCCTGTTATGTTCCCCCTTGTCACGGTTACGTGACACAACTACAAGGATATTATTATGTTACGATTAAAGTTAAGAGGCGATACGTATTACGTGATTGGGCAAGTCAATGGAAAGCGTATACGCAAGACAACCAAAACATCCGACAAAAACGAAGCTAATAAAAAGCGCATCGAGATTGAACACCATCTGGTTAACGAGCAATCAACAACGTGCCATGTAAGTTTTGCCGACTCGGTTAAAAGCTACCTCAAACGTCGAGACCATACATCAACAACGACGCTACGATACCTAGACCGTTTCATGGAAGACTGGAAGGACATCGGCGTGGGTCAGATTGACCAGAGGTTTCTCGAGGACTGGCTTGACGAAAGGCTAGACGTAGTCTCAGGCCCGACAGTCAGGCGAGAAGTAAACGCTTTCATGCCAGTGATACGCCACGCTCGTAAGCGTGGCTGGGTGGACGAGGTGCCAGACATCGAGCGTCCCGCTGACGGAGAGCCTCGGCTGAGGGCGCTGACCGCAGACGAGGTTGCGATGCTCAAGAACAACACGTGCGAAGACGAGGACGTCTGGTTGCTTACCCAGTTTCTGGTGAACACTGGTGCAAGGATTGGCGAAGCAATCAACCTTGACTGGAGTGACGTACATGTAGGGCAAGACCCGTACGTCATTTTGCGTACACGTAAACGCAAGGGTGGCAAGGAAGCGCAAAGAACTGTACCTCTGAACCAGTACCTGCTGGGGTTACTTCTGCCTATATCAAAGACGGACGGGACGGTCTTCAAGTGGTCAGACCAGAGGGCCGCAGGTAAGCTAATCATTGCCTACGCAGGTGAGTTAGGCATCGAAGACTTTAGGCCGCACGATTTAAGACGTACCTTTGCTACACTTCTTCTGGAGCGTGGCGTCAATCCGAGAACGGTGGCAGACCTTTTGGGTCACACTAGCTTGACTATGGTCATGCGCTACATGGTGCCGCCCAGTCACGTAAAGAAAGATGCCGTGAACTCTCTGATTTAGAAGTATACCGCTACTCTATTAGTGTCTAACAGAATGGCTCCGTGGCCTTGTAATGTTATGCGGGGCTTTTCATCCGAAGGCCATGTTGGTGCGGCAATCCTGTGTGGGAACCGCCCATCATGAAGGTACATGTGTCCTACCTCGTATGGCAGATAGCGTCTGTATGGCTCTCCCTCTACCCAGTAATCAAGTCCACCGTCATCATCAGGCATCTCCAGCGCAACCGTAAAGCTGAACGGTCGGCAGAACGGCTCCGTCCACAAGAGACGTTGGAAGGGCTCGTCTGTATGAATGTTCGAACCTTCCTCCCGACGACCATCCCCAGAACTATCAAAGATGTGAAAGCCCATCAGACCAGCCAGTGGTAAGTCTATACATTCCCTGTTGTACATCTTGCCGATGACAGCTTTTGTCAGGTGTAACAACTCTCCGAAGTGGTCTTTGATTATTGGGTTTACCTTTGTCGCTACCTCGTAGTACGTAGCGTGACCATCAGATATTATCAGGTCGTTGTAAGTAGACGCACCTATTGTCCAGAACGTCTCCTCCCCCCTCGGTATCCAGTGCTCTTTAAGGGCACGTACCTTCTTTGCTTCCTGCCATGCCTGCATGGGAGACAGAAGCGGGATGTCTAAAATGAGCGGCTCACCCTTAGGTGATGCCGTGGTCCTAGCTTCTTCCGCAAGTGCAGTCCACGCTTCTTCTTTCTTCTTTTCCTTTTTGTTGGCGGGACGTATCGGGCTACCGTTTGCTTTGCCATTATTCTTCACCTAATAACTCCAAATCGCAGGCTTTGTAAACCGCTCGTCTTCCGCATCGTCTATGTGTATGAAGCGAGAAGACGTTGGCCCTTTCTGGGCGAACCCGATACGCTGTATACCTTTTGCGAGAGCCAACCGGGACAGCGCAACTGCGCGTTCGCCGTAGACGTTTATATCTATGGCGCATCCAGTAGTATGACTTCCGGGGGCACTTTTCTTTAATTCTAGGGGGTGGGACGTACATCTATAAGCCGACGTTACTATAAACGGAAAGCCCAGTTCTTCCCGTAGTTCCTCTACAAAACCCATAAACTGGGGGTCCATTCCTTCTGCACCGCAATGCTGACATGCCAGTTCTTCGCGTGAGAAATACTTTAAATCATCAAGCGTCATGCCTTCTTGCGCTTCTTTCTTTTCAACGCCTTGAAGTCCGCTCCTGTGATTTTGTTCTTCGGCTTTGCCGCTTTCGCTATCCGCTTTTGTTTTGGTGTTAGTCTGCTCATTTTTTTTTCATCCCGCTTACTGCCCAGCGGATACCCATGCTTGCGGCTATAGCCCCGCAGAAGATATAGGCATACCAGTCTGGAGTGTGGTCCCTAAGAAAGATAAATCCTTCTTTAACGTATTCCTGCGTCCACGGCAAGAAGGCACCCACGAAGGGCGCAAGCACCACAATTAATGCCACCTCGTCTTTCCAGCTATAGCGCGTTTCTCGCAGGGCTTGAATATCATAGTCAGTTACTGCTTCTGCTGACTGTTGAATTTGTTTTATCTCTGCTTCTACCTTGGCTTCTGCAATACGTGCCTTGCTCAACACCTTTGCCTTGCGTGTTTCCAAGACGTTTCCCGCCATCTCAGAGACCGAACCAATTAACATCTTCCAAATCATTTCCAACTAATCCTTTTTGGCCCCTTCTTTTTACGAGCCGCTGATGTACATTGTGCCTTCGTAGGTCTGCAAGCTGGGTAACCTCTCCGCTTCTCGCCCTTCTGACGTCCACAAGGTTTACCCGTCTTACAATCTATCCAGCCTTTACCATTGTTCTGAGCGAACCATGTCTTCAAGCTATTTGATTTCTTGCTTTTCCGTCGTCCCGCCATCTTACTTATCCTTCCTATTCAACAACCAGCTTATATGCTCGTTCCATTTCTTGAACAGGTCTTCCACTTTCTTTTCTAGCTGATTAATTCTCTCGTCTTGTGCCGCGTTCACACGTGATAGGTATGCGACTAGGATAACCAGAGCAGTTATCTGGGGCCACCATTGCTGTGCAAACGTCTCCACCATTACCCTTCCATCCACGCCATGAGTATGACTACTATCAAGGCCGACACAAAACCTGTGACGCCGACCACCGTGGCAATTATGCGTAGTGTTTCTTGCGTCTCTTTCTTCCGTTTAAGGGCGGCTTGCTTCTGCTCACGTATACGTTCTTTTTCTTCCTGTAATCTTTTTGCCCGTTCATTTACAATCTGTCGCCATGTTCCGTACCCAAAGCGGTTATCAATTAGTATTGATATTTCTTCCATTTTTTCTTGTGCCAGCTTCGCATCAATGACGCTGTGAGCCGCGTCCTTAGTCTGCCCAAGAACCGACTTGCTACCGAAACGCTCCTGCTGAACCTGTTTCTCGCCAGCAAACAACGCATCAATACTCCCCGCAATGTCTTTTATATCATTGGCTGTAGAGATGTTACTCTTGATAAAATCAACAGACTTCTGGACCAGTGCTATGCCAGTTAATGCGGTGCTGATAGGCTCCATACCACTTACCTCCTGCTTCCTTCATTGTGAGGAAACCACTGGATTACGAGCCAGTATGGAATGTCAACGAGGCCGAGACGCGCACTACGCGCGTCGCCGTGGTGTTGCTTGTGATATATTTCAGGCGAGTAGACGGCGGCAAGGACGTGGCTTTGTGGGAACCATTTCCAGTGCCCGGTATAAACGCTGGCTACCTGATGACCAACCATAGTTATGTAGACGAAACACCATTCGGCAAAACCGAACAGAGCTATGCACGCCCCGGCAGTAATCACAGACAGGGGGACGTAATATTTATACTGTGCCCGGTAGAGGTCGTCCTTCAGTAAGTCTCTCACATACATCAGGCGCGGAGGTATGAAGCTAACCATTAGGTTGTGCCAGACGGAAAACTGTGGGCCGTGAGCATCGCCCTCAACATCAGGGTGGGCGTGGTGCTGACGGTGTACAGCACACCACTGTATTAGCGGAGCTAGACCAAGTCCCCCTGACACGAGCGTAAAGGGAATACGCAACCATTCAGGACACTCCCACGTCTTGTGGCAGACGTAGCGATGATAGAAGGCTGATGCGAGAACCATCATTAGAAGAGTTCCAACAAAGTACCACCAGAGAAGTGACCAGTTACCTACAATCAACAACTCATGTGCAACTACAGCCGAGCAGAAAATGCCGACAGCCATCAAGATAGACGCCAGTCGGTCGTTCATTTCGCCCAGAAAGTAATCTACTTTTTCTTGCGCTTTTTGGATGAGTTTCCCCAATTTTTAGCTCCTACACGTCTGCATTTAACCAATGCGCCTGAGGCGTAAGCGCTTGGAAATACACGATATCTCGACTTGACCTTGTGATAACAAGCGTCTTTTTTGCTACTCGATTTCTTAGCTTTTTTTCTTGCCGCCATTACGTCCTCGCTTCTCCGTGCATGGGCACGGCTTATGTTTCATGTTTCCTGAACGGGTGCGCCGCCCTAGCGGGCGCACAGACTTGACGTTTACCATGCCTTACAACTCCAATACCGGGCCTTCGTCTTCGGTCCCGGGTTGTCACAGTTATGCCGAGCCCTGAAAGACTTACGTCTTGCCGGGATGTTTTTCTTAATCTTCATGTTCGGGTCACCAAACCGGACGACCTTTACTGAATTACCGTCCTTAACGCAGACGCCAGACTTCTTTGGCCCACCCGGGGTTCGGAAAGGTTTGTTTAGTTTCTTGCCTTTACAGGCACTCGATACGCGCTTTTTCGCCGCCATAACTATCTCCATTACTGTCACCAGAATAAGGATGGAGCTAGTCTTGGTCGTCCCGATGCCTCAGTATTGCCTCACACCAGTCATACAATTCGTCCATTGTAAGCTGATGTTTCATAAGGTTTACGATACTACAGACAAGATGCACGTTATCCATGTTGTACCCTAATGAGCTATCTATTCTGTCGATGGATGCGTTGGTGGTGACTGTGCCCTTACCCCTGACACAAGTCATGGGACGTCCTGTAATCGCGCACTTACCCTCTTGCATGAACCACAAGCTAAGAACTTCTGTCTTAGTTATTGACCAGTCAACCGAGGAATATCTTTGTCTGTGATTGCATAGCTGTATTAAGTATGGGGCAGGGTCCTCAGTGGAAAACCTGTTTGCGTCATACTTTTGTCTGCACTTAATGCAACGACCGTATGCTTGCCCCGCTCGCTTACCTGAGCTTGGGCCGCGTCTTCTGAAGTCACTCAGTGGACGTTGTTCGTTACATGCTCTGCATAATCTGAGCCCCTCACTCACATACCCTCTTTCCCAGCGTTAATGTGCCCGCTCTCTAATAGACAAAACTTCAAAGAGACGGCTCTTAACGAGCTCAAGGTGCCCGAGAGTTTTTGTAGGGTCGTCGAATACATCTGGCGACCATCCTAAAAATAGTCGCTCCTCGTCGTCATCATCAATAACGCGTGCAAGAAGAACGACGTTTTCAACGAGACCACCCGCCTCTGATACTACTGATAGCTCTTCAAGCATGTCTTCAATGCTTTCGAAGTTATTTTTTAATCTTCTCATTCCTTATCCCTTCGAATTCACTATCACAGGTGGTTCGTTTTCAGTCGTCCCTATTCGTCTTCGTATCCTCTTTTTGCTCGGCATGGTCGGCAGTAGTAAAAATTCTTTGGTCGTTCTTCCGTTGAGCCGCAGTCCATACAGGGACGCGTCCATGTGTGGACCATCTCTTTTCTAGCGACAACGTACTTAGCGCCTTCAAATTCTCTAAGCCCTTCTCGGACAAGAATTCTTTTTAATGTATCGACGCAGACGCCAATGCGGTCTGCGGCTTCTGTCAGGGTTACACTCTCATGGTTATCTCGGAGCCAGTTCATATTGTCGTCTGTAACTTCGACGACTTTCGGCAAAACAAATTCCTCATCAACCTACATCCACGAGATGATGTATTTGTTTGGTTATTTTGACAACACCAAAAGTCAAAGATTTGACAAAAGTTTGCGAATATGATACTAACGTCTCTGACGTTTGAGTTATTCAAAAATTAAACTTGTTTACAGCAGACCTACGGCGTACCGCCTCGGTCTGTTTTTTTATGGGTTAAGTGATGTCGTCAGAGACGCAAATCCTCGGACTAGACTTAGCCAGCCGCACAGGGTGGGCACATTCGTTCGGATACGGCGGCGTCATCGACCTTCGAAATAAACAAAAAGACTGGGGTCGCATGGCATATAAATTCCAGTACGAGCTAAAAGAACTTCTACAAGACCAGCGAACAGATGCAATCGTATGCGAGCTACCTCCCAATCAACTTATGGGTGCGGCTCGTATGATACTGCTCGGCCTCCACTGGCAAGTCAGGTGTGCGGCCTTTGAGTTTTCAATTCCTATGCACCACGTAGCTGTGCCGACAATAAAGAAATGGGCGACAGGGTCTGGTAAGGCAACCAAAGAAGACATGATAAAAGCCGCGACCGACTTAGACTGGATGCAAGTTGTAGACGATAACCACGCAGATGCGATGCTTATCTGCAAGTGGGGCGAGGAGAATGTGACCATTGACCGATAATCTGCCACCGCTGGACTTGAAAGACCGCTTTAAATACAGTGACGAGGAATGGGAGAACCTTATCAAGCGATGGCAGGAGGCCGCGCCTGAGTTAAGTGACTGGGCAAGGATTACTAGAGAGACGTTTCCCGGTGCTCGGGTAACCTATGTTGGTCCGACACGGAAGGCGAGGTAAGTCTCCCAACAAACCCTCGCCCTCCGCTCGGACACTCTACTTAGTTTATTTCAACACCAAGTTCAAGCCAATTATTCACAACATCTAGCGGTCGGTTTAATTCCATAGCAATATCTACTGGCAACCTACCAGATAGGGCCATTTCTTTAGCTCTTTGTTTGGTGCTGTAAGAAGACACAACCCCTCGCTGACCTGTAACCCTGTGTGTTGCAAACCCTATAAATTGAATTGGGTCATGGACGTCAGTCCATTCCCTGACCTTTCCGTACCGAACTTCTAGCGCCATAGCTACATACCAGTCTTCGTCTAGCTTAGACTGAAGCGCATCCATAGGAGACCTATCGTACTTACCGTCCCACATGCCAGCTTTTTGTTTTGCCGTGTCTTCGTCTCTGAATATCTGAGCTATACGTATCTGCGTCTCTAGGACGGTCAACTGATTGGTAGACCCAGCTTCCCTACCAAGACCATCGTCTCCGGGTTTGTTTGAATGGTGTAGGAGTATGACTGACATACCAGCGTTACGCAGACGTAAAGCGAGCTTGTTTATTTCTGACCATTCCTCCGCCGAGTTCTCTGACATTCCACTCCACCCTGTACGGATGGTGTCAAAGACAACGATGTCTGGCCTATAGTAATCAACCCAACCCTTCAT